TGTCGGAGGAGGTACTGAAAGATCGGCTTTGCTACGGGGGCCTCGACCTGTCGAGTGTGCAGGATATCACGGCGTGGGTGATGGTATTCCCGCACGAGGAAGACCCGGACGAGATAGATCTCTTGGCGCGGTTCTGGTGCCCGGAGGCGCGGCTGCACGACGATGCGAACAAATACGGCGATCAATACCGGGTATGGGCGGATCAGGGCTGGCTGAAGGTGACGCCTGGCGATGCGGTCGACTACGGGTTCGTCAAAAAGTGCATCCTGGAGGACGCGGAGAAGTTTCGACTGAAAAACCTGAATGTGGACCGACTGTTCCAGGGTTACCAGGTGAGCATGGAACTCGCCGACGAGGGGATCGAGGTCTTTGGCATCGGCATGGGGTTCATGAGCATGGCTGCGCCGATGAAGGAACTGGAACGGCGACTCATCGCGAAGAAGGTCCACCACGGTGGGAATCCGGTGCTGCGGTGGATGGCGGACAATGTGGCGGTGAAACAGGACCCGGCTGGGAACCTGAAACCGGACAAGGCGGCTTCGCAGGGGAAGATCGACGGGATCGTGGCGTTGGTCATCGCATTGGACCGATGTATGCGGCACGAGACGCCGAAACGTTCAGTGTATGAGGCCCATGGTCTGGAGGTAGTCTGATGGGAGTCGGGAGACTAGGGCCGGTCAGGGCGATCAAAGCGATGATACGGAAGTCGGTAACATCGATGGCCATCGCGGCGTTGGGGTGGAATCCGTACTATTTCACGTCGCTGCGGAGGCTCAGTCTGTACGATGGCTACTACCGGTCCTACGCGGAGCTGTACAAGACTCAGCCGAACGTGCGGACGTGTGTCGATTTCCTGGCGCGGAACATCGCACAACTTGGGTTACACGTGTTCCGCCGAGTGAGCGACACGGACCGCGAGCGGTTGACCGACCACCCGTTGGCGCGGTTGATCGACCGACCGAACGACTGGACGACCCGGTACCGGCTGATTGAGTCGCTGGTAGCCGATCTGGGCATCTATTTCAATGCGTATTGGCTGAAATTCCGGCAGGACGGTCATTTGCAATATCTGCTGCGCGTTCCCCCTGATGCAGTTACCGTCTATGCCGGCCTGACGCCGCTGCGGTACGAGGTCAACGTGGGCGGCCAGGTCCTCAAGCCGGCACCAGAGGATATCGTGCATTTCCGCGGCTACAATCCAGAAAATGCGGCCGTGGGGTTGTCTCCGTTGGAGACGTTGCGGCGTATCCTCGCTGAGGAGCACGCCGCAGGCGATTACCGGGAGCATTTCTGGCAGAATGCCGCGCGTATGGGCGGAGTGATCGAGCGGCCCGCGGCGGCTCCGGAATGGAGCCCGGCGGCGCGGCAGAGGTTCAAGGCGGAATGGGAATCGCTCTATGCGGGATCGGATAGCAGTGGAAAGACGGCTATCCTGGAAGAAGACATGAAGTGGAAGCAAATCACGTTCAACGCGCAGGAGAGCGAGTACCTCGCCGGACGCAAATTGACACGCGAGGAATGTGCGCGGGCGTTTCACATCCCGCTGCCGATGGTCGGGATACTAGATCATAGCACGTTTTCCAATATCACAGAACAACACAAAAATTTGTATCAGGATTGTTTGGGTCCGTGGTTGAAGATGATCGAGGAGGAGATCGGGCTGCAGCTTTTGCCAGAATTCGAGTCCGATGGCATCTATGTCGAATTCAACATGGCGGAGAAATTGGCGGGCAATTTCGATGAGCAAACGAAAGCGCTGCAATCGGCGGTGGGGCGGCCATGGATGACCGCGAACGAGGCGCGCGCACGGCTCAACCTGCCGCGCATCGACGATGAAAACGCGGACCAGTTGGTCACTCCTCTCAACGTCTTGGTCGGCGGCCAGGCGAGTCCGCGGGATAGTGCACCGAAGTCATTCCAAATCGAGACGAAAGCGAACCCGGGTGAGATCGATCCGACGCTACCGACGCTGCGGGAGCGGTATGAAGCAAAATGGCGAGCGGTGATTACGCGGCATTTTGAGCGGCAGCGAAACGCGGTATCGCCACGGGTGCGTCGAGCGGCAACGGCAGCGGAGATCTGGGACAAAACCCGATGGGACAAGGAGCTGGCGGGAGACATGTTCCGCGTCAACTTCGCGACGGCGGCAGCCTGGGCGCGGTATGTCGCCGAGCAGTTGCAATTCGAGGTCGATACCGCGGGCATGGAAGAGTTTCTGTTCGAGAACGCTCGCATCTCTGCGGAGAACATAAACCGGACGACGCTGCAACAGATCGAATCGGTATGGGACGATGAGGACCGTCTCGACGCGGTGAAGAACGCCTTTGCCGTGGCAATCATGGCCCGGGCGGCGGAGATCGCAACGAGCAAGACTACGACCGCGGCTGCCTACGGCTCGACGATCGCGGCGCGGCAGGGCGGTCTGAAAACGAAGAGGTGGCAGGTGAATTCGGCCAACCCTCGTGACGAGCACGCGGCGATGGATGGGGAGACGGTCGGCATCGGGGACCTGTTCAGTAATGGCATGGCCTGGCCGGGCGACCCGGCTGGCGGGGCGGAGAACAACGCGAACTGCAAATGCAGTTGCGTGTTTGGGGGGTAATCATGGAGCATAAGATTTTCAATTTGACTGGTTTCAAAGCGCTCGACGAGGAACATGGTATTTTCGAGGCTATCGTCGCGGGGTTCGGGAACGTGGATCGGGGTGGGGACAAGATCCTTCCTGGCGCATTCAAGGCATCTCTGGAACGCTGGAAGGCGAAGCGGAGACCAATTCCGGTCATTTTCGCGCACGAATGGGACAATCTCGATGCGCACATCGGGCAGGTAGTCGAGGCGAAAGAAGTCGATGATGGGCTGTACGTCAAGGGCCAATTGGAGATGGACGAGCCATTCGCGAAACGCGTCTGGAAGAAGATGGCGCGGGGGGTTTTGGCAGAATTCAGCTTTGCCTACGATGCGGTCAAAGAGGCTATTGTCGATGGCGTGCGCGAGTTGCGGGAAGTCGAGCTTCTGGAGGTGGGTCCCTGTCTCGTAGGGATGAATCCGGAGACGAGGCTCATCGAGCTGAAGAAGGCCATCCCCAGTCATTCGACAGCCACGAGCGACGCCTCGTGGGACGGGCCGGCGAACGAGGCGCGGGCCAAGAGCGGAGAGACGGAGGCATATTACCGGCGCATCTATGCCTGGAAAGATCCCGATGGCGATTCGACGGTGAAAGCGAGCTACCGGTTCGTGCACCACGAGGTGGATGGAGACGGAAACCCCGGCGCGGCGAACGTGCGGGCGTGCCAGACCGGAATTGGGGTCCTGAACGGGGGACGCGGGGGGACGACGATACCGGATGAGGACCGGCAGGGGGTATGGAACCACCTGGCGCGGCATCTGCGGGATGCCGACGTGGAGCCACCGGAGCTGAAGGCTTTCGCCGTGGAGGGAAAAACAGGCGCGCGGCACACGACGAAGGAATTCGAGATGATCCAGAATGTGCACGATTTGGCGGTCTCATTGGGTGCGAAATGCGCCCACGAGGATAGCGATGTCGAGGATGAAGACCACGATTCAGACGAGGCCGGAAACGGCAAGGCAAGGGATCGGAGGGCGAGCGTCACGGCGTTGCGGATGGATATGGACCTGGACCTGTTGGAATTGTGAGATTCAAGGTGGCACGTCGGTGCCACAGTCCACTATAACGGAGGTGTGACGTGAAGAAGAGTGTCGAATTGAAGGAGAAATTGCGCGCGTTGCTCCTGCAGGCGCGGGACATCGCGGCGAAAGCGGAGAGCGAGGACCGCGATTTCACGACCGAGGAACGCGAGCAGGTGCAGACCGCCATGAAGGGGGCCAAGGCGGTCAAAGAGGAACTGAAAGCGGTCGAGGGCGACGAGGCTCTCCGAGCGGAGATAATGTCGCTGGGCGCGGGCCTGGAGATCAGGAGCCAACAGAGAGGCCCCGCGAGCGCGCTGCAGGGGACGCGTGGGCAGACCATCGGCGAGCGGTTCTGCACCGATCCTGCCTGGCAGGAGTGGCTGAAGCACGTGGC